AAAAAAGACCGCAATCACTCCTATGAGCAATTACGGTTTCATTCTCGTCCTTATTACATTTCAAGTCGTTTGAGTTCGACGGTACTCGCAAGGAGCATGCCACATCTCTATGCGGTAAAACCGCCATGAGCTGTGCAAAGGGCATACTACCTCCTTTCCACTCTTTCTTTCCTAACTTACTCCGCCCTAACTTACTTCGCCCTGAAATACAGCTTCATTGTAGCATTACGGGGAAAGACTGTATAGTTGGAGTTTTTCCATAGTAAAGAGAACGCTCTGGATATTGCCGGCTGACTTCACTCAGCCGGAGCCTGCAAATAATTTTGCGCATAAATCTTGACGGGACCCTTTGTCAACAGCACCAATTTGTCCCAAAGCAACCAAAACAAAATGCGCCTGTATAACACAAAGGCACACAGGCGCAAGAAATTACATATTCACTTAAAAGCTGACAATATACGATACTGCTATTGTAAAATCCGGTTTTTCCATTTAATGTCCATCCAGACGAAGAATTAGTTGTTGGCATATCAGATGCAGGCAGAAGGACGGATGGTGTCTGTCCGTGTTTATTAGCCCATGGACCATCGTTTGTACGATACCAGTAATGATAGTCGTAGTTTCCTCCCTGCTTACCGATTCTCATAACGATCATCCACTGATTGGAAGCAAGTGTAACATTCGGACCACTCACTTCCTTCCAACGGCCTCGGAAGTTACTATTGAGCCAAGTAGTCATTCGTGTCTTGGTGCGTGCAAGGGCTTGCGCCGTCGTGGTAGACTGATTCTGAACATAAAGATTGTCGAAGATTATAATGGTGGAGACCTGTATCAAAAGCACTTGTATCAAAAGCATAAGGGCATTTTAGTAGATACTTATGTCTATAGCGATGGGAGTCAGGTGACTGCATTCAAATGGGAGAAGCAATAGTATGTAGATGCGATCATTTTCAAGGCGAAGCCTTCGATTTTTATTGATTTGTCAAGTGTTTTTGTGAAAAAATATTATTTTTATAAATGCTTATCGACTTTAGACAGCAACCTACAAAATGTGGTTTGTATGGATCAGCTTTACCCCTGATTCAATCGCAGGAACAGCGAGAATCAGTTGGGAAAGGCACCTAAATCTTGTGCCTTGCTGAGTTAAGCCGATAAGCATATTTTTAAATATAAGTAGGGATATTATTGCGCTATGTAGGGACAGCCACAGGCTGTTCCCCTTTTAATAAGTCGGTGTGCCGTACCCGTAAATCTCATAATGGCCTATGGCATAGCGATTTTCCCGGCAACTATCGCCAGAGTTTCCTTCCACGGTATAGACAATCCCGCCATCCGCCTTTTCCACAATGCCTACATGGTCCGCAGCTCCGTCCTGGCCTTCGTCCTCATCATCCCAATCGAAAAAGATCAGGTCGCCGGGGCGCGGCTCATAGCTGTGGTCCCGCCACAGTCCTCTCTCCCGGAACCACTGGAGGCCGATGGAGCAGCTTGCGAACCTTGGGATGACGCCGGTGTCCAGATAGCCGCACTCGTTGGCGCACCAGGAAACAAAGCAGGCGCACCAATCCACCCGGCTCTCGAAGCCATACCAGGACCAATAGGGCCGACCGCCTACATTGCCGAGCTGGGAGAGAGCCACCGTTACGATCTCCCCATCACCTGTGCCAATGCCGTATAGTAGTAAATTCGTAGTAATTTGAGGGCCTTGTTGTCAGGAAATGCGGTGTAATGCGCTGTTTCACAGGGTTTTGCCAGTTCTCACAAAATATTTTATCCCAAATCTTTTGCTAGATCGGCGGAGAAATATCTGGGCCGATGATGGCTGGGCGCTTATGGGAGATGTACAGAGACGATGACAAATAGACGCACAAGGCGGGAACATCTTCAATGATGTTCCCGCCTCTACTATTATGAGTGTTGCGATAGAAAACCATCGCCTTTTTCGTTCCTCTCAACCGTCCAGGACCGTTTTCTGCCGGTAGCACTCCGCAATATAATCGCGGGGCTGATAATAGAAGGCAGCATTATAGTCCGAAAGCAGACTGTCGATCCAGGAGGTAAAGACCTGCAAGATGGTTTCTACGATGTTGTCCTCATCGGACACATCCTCGATGAGCCTTGCATAGACCTTTCCCATCGTCCACACATCGGGGACTGTATATCTTGCCTCAGCAAGATTGTCAAAGTCTCCGCCTTGCAGTGAAAATTCCGTGATCACATCGTCCGCGACCTTTTCGATCGGCTCACAGTGCAGAATGTCTGCATTGCGGTAGAGCGTCTGAATGCCGGCCTCGCCCAGTTCCGCAGCCACCTTACCTCGCCGCATGTGAAGGGAGCGGCCAAGCTGTTCGATCAGAGAACAGGTGAAAAAGAGCGCGTCATTGTTTCTCTTGCACATTGGCGACATAGCTCCTTTCAAATTTCAGTGCAGCGAGAGCACGTGCAGTGTGGAAGCTGATCTGATGGGTGGGATACTTGAATTTTGCCAATTCCCAGAAAGCAGCTCTGGAGATCTCACCATCCAAAAAGCTCTGCACATAATTGAAGATGGTATCGTCCGCCATCGGGCCTTCCACCACATCATAGTCATGGGGAACTCCATTCCGGCATGCCGCAATAAAATCCAACCATTCATCGCTCATTTCCGGAAAGCGCTTGATCTTGAGCTCGGTCTGGTCATCGAAGGAATAGACATTGACAACCCCGGCTTTTCCAAAGCGCGTTGCCCAGCGCAGCGCCTGCTGTTCATAGGAGGTGCAGTAAAAGCCCCAGTAAAAATCCTTATGGAATTTTTGAATGCGGATCTCGGGTTGTTCCACAACCACTCTGCTTCCATGGTAAAGAGTCTGCATAACCGTCCTCCTTCATCTTTATATTTCATAATATTATAGCCTGTTTCCTTTCTGTGCGCAACCAATATCATACGCGATCCAGTACAATTTCCCCGACGATCTGATCCCCGGTCAGTTCACTGGTACGGTAAATATTCTGGCAAAAGGGTTTCAGGCTGAAATCCATGCCGGCGTTTCCCTCATCCAGCAGAATCCCTGTGACGGTGAAGCGAAGCTCTGATTGCGCCTTTTGCAGCATCTCCACACAGGTTTCTGGCAGTGAACACTCACCGTCCGTAATAAACGCGATGTCAGCATTTTCAAAGCCGCCCTCCCGCATAAGGCGTTCCGCCTCCGCAAGCGGCGTTTGAAAATCCGTGCCGCCGCCCAAGAAGGTTTCCGCCGCGTGCAGCTTCTCTTCAAGAGAAGACTGCCCGGGAAGAAATACATCCGTTTGAAAGCGGCCGGGGCCGGAGAAATGAACAAGAGCGAATTTCCGCCCCTCGCTCTGCGCGATCTCCAGCAGCGTCAGGGCAACAGCTTTTCCCCACGCGGCCAGATCTCCCGCAGTAGAGCCGGATTCATCCAGGCAGCATATGATATCACCTGCGCCCTTATAGACCGGCTCCCGCCGGCGGTATTGCTTGATCTGCCGGTGCTGATACTTCCGCAGGAACAACGGCAGCGTTTCCGGCACAGCAAGCATGGCAAGCTCGGAGGTTAGTGCGCGAGATAGATCATTTCCCAGCTCCAATGCATATTTTCCTCCGCGGCCATAGGCATAGCCATTGCGCTTGCCCTGCGCAAAAATTTCCCGGAAACGCCCCAGATAGCGGGAAATGTCCTGCAGCGTTTTACTATCGCGCACACGCTCTAAAAGCGCCGCATTTGCGTCTGTCTTCCGCATATCACCGGGGGCGTCGCTCCATGCGCCGAGGATCGTCTGTACTTCTTCCGCCCTTTCCGCGGCAGCAGACACCGCGCGGGCGATCAGCGCACCGGCTTCTGCCTGATTCTGCGCAAGGCCGGCGTCAACGAGCTTATTGACCGCATCTGCCTGCCGCCGTTTGCTCTCGGCGTCATTAGCGGCTTTTACCACAGCGGCACTCAGAGCCGGATCGTCCTGTGGAGTCCCACGAAGCTGCTCCAGCAGTGCCGCGAGCTTGTCCTCTGCGGTTTTCTCTGCTTGCTCCAGCTTTTCCAGCGTCTGCACAGCACCGGGTTTTCCGCCTAATTTGGACAACAACTCGTCCAGTTCTCCCGAGGTCTGGGCAGTAAACTCTGCCGCTGCTTCATAGGCTGGAAGCTCCCGCCCTTCACACACCGCCTTGAGTGTGGGGTAGTCTTCGCTTTGAGTGATGTGCTCCAGAATCGGCATGTTGATCTTCCGCGCCGCCACTGAAAGATCATCTTCTGTGTTGCGCCGGGGCATCAGGGAGTAAAAGGACTGGAAAATATCCCGCGAGAGCGCCGGAAAAGAGCGCAGCTTTTCGCCTGCGCTGTTCTCGATCTCGTCCATACCTGTATCCTCCATGCGCAGATCCCGGTAAATGCTATCCTCCAGTTTGGTGGAACGCAGCACGCGGTCTGTCTGCTGCGAACTGCTTTTTGCTCTCTGCACCTGCGCCCACGGAGAGGAAAGAACATCCTGAACCGTCCGGTAGGGCTTCAGCATTTCTCATTCTCTCCCTTCTCAAATGTGCCAAACCACGCCAGCAGGATCTCTTTTGCCCGTTCCGGCGCATATCGCAGCTCCGGAAATTCTTCCTGCAAGTATGACGCAGCTCCGTACATATTGGTTTCGCCGCTTTGACGCAGCTGCTCCAGATAGTCAAAATACTTCTGGCATTCATTCTTGGAATAGGCGCTAAGAATACTCGTTTCCATATAAAACGCTCCCCTATCAATGCGAGTTTGTCACTTACCGTCTGCAAGATCGTCCTTGGTGAGTTCAAAGTCATCCAGCCAGTCTACATCGTCCCGTTCGACAAAAGTAGATCCGTCCTCGTCTGAGAGTGCGCGATCATACGCGCGCATCAGGGCGAAGTGGTTTTCGTCACCCAATTCTTCTCCCTGTTTGCCGCCCCGGAAACGATACTGCTGGACGGCGATCCTTGCGTCGCTGCCTACTGCGTCCCACATATCACGGAAGGGCTGGTCGTGCTTCAAAAGCTCGCGGATATCAAATTCATCCAAACAACCGCCCTCCATAAAGGAAAGCTCCACGCCATCACGGTCTTCGATCCGTACTTCCGTAAAAACAATGCTCATTTTGTTTTCTCCTCTTATCTTTTATATGGAGGGAGGGCTGATGCCCTCCCTCGCTTATTTGGTGCTCTTAAAATGGCATTTCCCCGGATTCGCCGCCAAAGTCCGGTGTAAAGCCGTCCGGCACGGCAAAGCTGTCGGGCGCTCCGGTATAGGCAGGAACATCATCTTCCTCACCGCCGTCTTTCGGCTTGGAATCTCCGAAGTAGACATTGTCTGCAATGACTTCGGCACTGCGGCGCTTGCCGCCTTCCTTATCCGTCCAGTCGCGGATCTGGAGCCGGCCCTCCACGACGGCCATGCGGCCTTTTGTGAAATACTTGCTCACAAACTCCGCCGTGGCGCGCCAAGAAACGATATCAATAAAGTCCGTCTCCTTTTCCCCGTTTTTGGACTTGAAGTCCCGATCCACCGCAATTGAAAACGAACAAACGGCGGTACCGCTCTCCGTCCTGCGCAGTTCGGGATCGCGCGTGAGTCTTCCCATAAGAATGATCTTGTTCAGCATCGTGATTCCTCCAATATTCTTTAATTTAACGCTGCAATCTCTTCCAGCGTCGTATAAGTAAAATGTGTCTGCTCGTGGGCCTTGCGGCTGATCTTCTCCAAATCGGCCAAGAGGTCATCCACCAGCGCAATCTCGCTGTCAGACTGCGCCGCCGTGCGAAGGCTGCACTGCATCTGATAAAGATGCGTCAATTCACCGCGCAGCTTGATAAATGCCTTGCGCGCAGTATCGGCCTTGCTGCCATCCCCCAGCGCGGCGTCAAATTCCTCCTGGGATTCCAACGCCATACCGCGGATATTGTTGACCTTATCCTGCATGGGGTTGACGCACAGGCGGGTGAGCACCGCTTCCACCTTTTCACGGTCTGAGGGCAGGTGCCAGAGATAATTCTTCAGCGCCAGAAGGTCACAGGATTCTACCTTGTCATGGCCAGAAAGCCATGCCTTGGCCTGCGCGATGGGATAATAGCCCAGATACTTTCGGTCCGACACCGCCATATCCTTACGAAGCTCACAGAGGATATCGTCAGCCAACTCGTTGATGGCGTCGGGAACGGGGATCGACGCGACCTCCTGCTGCATTTGCCGCAACTCCTCCAACGTGATCGTGGCGGAGATCTGCCCGAAGGCACCGGTTTGCTTATTCTTCAAAACGGCAAGGCGCGTGTCCCGATCCTCCATATTGGCCGTCACGACCTTCAGCTCCAGGCGGTCATACAGCGCCTCCAAAATCTTTTCCTGCGGGTCATTGAAATTAGGGATCTCATTGGAGGCCGCAAAGAAAGAAATGACCGGAATGGGATAGGTGCGTCCCTCGTTGGTGTATTTCCGCTCATTGAGGGCGGTGAGCAGTGAGTTCAGCACGCCGTCGTTGCACTTGAAGATCTCATCCAGCAATACGATATCAGCTTCGGGAATCTTACCGGCCGTCTGCACCGCGGGCTCGCTTTTGTGAAGCGCCGATAGCGCTGCACGATAAAGCTCCAGCTTTTCGGTGCCGCTCTTGAGCTTTTCCCATGTTGCGGGCTCGTCCTTCATGGAGCCGATGCCCTCGACGAGGACACGCAGGTTGAAGCGCTGGTTTTGATAGGTCGCGTCCTGCTCCAGCACAGTTTGCGGCACAGAGCCCGGCAGCAGACTCGCAAGATCAACACGGCCGAAAAGCTGTTCTTCATCGCTCTGCTTGGAAAGAAGCCGCTCAAACTGCCGCGCACCGGTGATGTGCCGGCGGAACAGGTTGATGGCATAGCTCTTGGCCTGTCCCGGCTCACCCAGAACAAACAGGTTTTTTCGCGTCAGCAGGGAAATGGCGATCATCTCCACCAATTCTTCCCGCTCGGCCACGCTGGCATTGGTATCCGCAATGACCGCCAGCATCTTATCTCTCAGCGTCATTTCCGTGCCTCCTTACGCCGCCAGCGTCTCTTCATAGAGGCCGCTGTTCTCAGAGAGCGTATCGATGGAAATGATATGGCTCTTTCGGAACGAGTGCGGTGCGCCGGTCATACCGCAGAGCCGGTAGGCCGATCTGCAGCTAAGAAGCTCATACTTGAGCTGGGCGAAAATGTGCTGCTCCAGGCGTCCCTTTTCCGGGTCATAGCCCGCCACAGCCTTGATAAGCCGCAGGGCAAGCTGCTGGTACACATCGTCATATTCCAGCCGAGCCGCTCTCATGAGCGGGCGATTCTGACGGATCACATTGTCGATGCACCAAAGATTCGCTTCCACAATGGCGTTGCGCTGAGCGATTGAGTAATTATTTTTCATTGTCGTTTCCTTCCTCTGGTATGGGCGCCCAAAAGCGGCAGTGGCCTTGGTCCCAGTCCTCCAGCAACATTTTGGTGGTGTAGTTCACGGAATTATAGTTCTTGTTTCTACAGTACTGCGTTTTTGCCATCGGTCCGCGATTGCTCGGCAGATCATAGGAATATCGGCAGTTACTGCAGCTTTTTACAGTTTCCTTCAATCAATTTCCTCCCTGATATTCTTCTTGGCAGTCTTGGCATCAAACGAGAATAAAAGCTCATAGCCATGCTCCGTTTTGTAGAAAAAGGCAGGCTTGATACCGTCGTCGATTTCCACAACATCGTAGTGCTGGACTGCTGCACCCAAAATCTCATCATCCGATTTTTCATTGCAGCACTCGAAAAACTCATACGGTGCCAGATCGGTATGCCCTTCATAGCGCACCGCATAGCGGAATGCAGATGGAGAAGTATCCTCGCCCAGATACGCGCACATACTGCGGTGCATCCTCCATTCTCTCTGATTCTTGAAGCCATAGATCCGCAGCTCACAGGGAGCCTTGAGCCTGGGACACCAGCTTGGCACATAGGTTTTGGGATCACTGCGTTTGAATTTCCTCGCGCGCTTTCCCGCAACACAGAAACGCTCCCCCAAGTGCATGGTGACGCCCTTTTTCTTGATCGGCAATCTTTCCATGTATTGGAGATTATGTGGGCAATCAGCGCAGGTCGGTTTTCGCAGCATCATCAGCCGCACCTCCTTTTTCTTCGATATTTTCTGCGTACAGCGGACTTTCGATGATCTCATAGCGGGTAAACCATCCGGCGGCATAGCCGTCCCGGTAAGCCTCCCAGAAATACTCGCCGTACTCCTCACAGTATTCTTCTGTCGGAAACGGGATCGTCCGATTTTCCTTTTCCTCCGTCACAAGGCGCGCAAGCTCCTTGCGGGCCTCCTCCTTCACAGTGAAGGCTGCCATACCTTCCGGAGCAGGAAAATTGCCCTGATCCGCATCCGCCCAGGAGTGGACGATGGTATAGACTCTCTTCGCATTTCCGCAGATCATGGCATGGATCGACTGGTTTTCCGGCATGCTCAGCCAGTCCTCAACAGCGGCGCGATCCTCCTTACGGAACATCTCTACAAACTTTGTGCGAAACGCCGCGCGAGGCAAGCACTGACCGATGGAGCGGTGAAAATGGTATAAATGCCGGTATACCGCAGCAAGGAAACCGTCAGTGCTATCCGCCTCAACGGGCCTTTGCTCCATGCACAGCCGCCCGCCGCAGATCCTGCATTTCCCGACCAGACACAACTGATAGGGCTTTATCTCCTTCAGGCTGTTGTAGGTCAGGCTCCATTGGACTTTCTCCATGTTCTCCGCCAAATGCGCGGCCATTCCAAGGGCGTCCCTGCAAGTGACCGGCGGACACGAGCAAAGTCTCTCATGCTCATGCCGGCAATATGTTCTCTCACACATTTATGCTGTCTCCTTCTTTTTCTCTTTGTTTCGTTCCTTTTCGCATAGCCGGATCAGCTTCTGGCACCGATCCATCTCAAAGCCGCCGATGTGGGCAAGCTCTTCAGAGAGTCTCAGCTTCTTTGCCATCCACTTATAGCCCTGCGTTCTGCTCATGCCCCGCTCCTTCCAGAAGCTGTCGAAGACCTGATGGGTCTCCATCCGCTTCATGCGAAGGGCTTCGTTGGCAAGATTGCCCAATGGCCGCGTGCTGCCCTTATGACAGCCCACACGGGCATTGCAGTTCTGACATTGATAAAATTTCTCACGTTCCAAGCCCAGTCTTTTTGCCGCCGCGGGGCCATACACCTTTGCCGCGGGAACAAGATGGACTGCACCGCCGCAATAGCGGCAGATCGTCGGAATCTCTACCAAAGGCATCCCTCCTTACGCCGCTTTCGCAGCAGCCGGCTGCGCGGCTTTTTGAGTTTTCTTCTGTGCTTCCGGCCGCATGGCACTTTGCAGATAGTAGGCATCCTGCGTGGCAAGCGTCAGCATTCCGCCCTGCGCGATCCCCAGCGTGACCGTGCCGCTCAAGGCTTTCAGGCAGGTGACAAGCTGCTTTGCGTTGAACCAGTAGTCCCCCGCAGGAGCGCCGGTCAATGCAATTACCTCAATGGGCGCCGATGCGCTGACGCAATCGCCTGCGCATTGGAATACAAGGCGCTGATCCTGAAAGCTCAGCTTCACCCGGTTTCCGGTGCCAATGCTTAGGACGGACGAGAGCGCCGCTCTCATGTCGTGAATATCCGTCAGCACGGTAAACGCATTCCGGATGCTGCCTACCAACTGATCCGTATCGATGTAGCCGCCCTCCATGAGCCGCGCGCTGAAAAGGAAGTTCTCGCGGAAAAAGACGATGCTCTTTCCCGTGGTGCCGACACGGAATTCATCCTTGTCCTGGCACATATTCGAGAGCTTTCCAAGCGAGGCGGCGGGGATGAGCAGGCTCACATCCCCCGTGCTCTGATTGTCACCTCTGGCCGTCACGATACAGTTTCCGTTGCTGCCGGCCGCGCGCAGTCCCGTGCTGGTAAACATGAGATTGACGCACTTGAGAAGCGGCTTGCTGTTATCCTGTGCGGTTGCAAATACGGTGTGCTGCGCCATAGCGGGAATCCCGCTGAGTTTGACGGTATCCTCCGGAAAAGGAAGATCCGGCTTTGGAAAAGCGCCTCGCTCCCATACATCCACTTCATAGCAGGCGTCTCCGCTTCTGAGCGTCATGCGTCCCTGATTTTCTGCCCGGCAGAGCTGCACGGTATCCTGCGGCAGCCGTGAGAGCATTTCTGCAAGCATCTTCGCGCCAAATACCAGCGCCCCATCCTCCTGAACGGTACAGGGGAGCTTTTCCTCCAGCGCCGCTTCCAGATTAGTCGAGGTGACGGTGAGCTTTCCTGCGGCAGCATCCGCCTCCAGCAAAACGCCCCGGAGCACGTCCAACGGCGAATCCGCCGGTGCGATGGCCGATGCACGCTTGATGGCGCACAGCATTTCCGCCCGATTGATCGTTACATTCAAATAATCTCCTCCTTTACGCAGCAAAGCCGAAGATCGACAGCTGGTTTTCATCCACCTCTGCCTTCTTCGACTTCCGTTTCTTCTGTTCTTCCGCAGTCCTGGCAAGCAGCCCTTCATAAAGTGCCTGACGCACTTGCGCCTGCGCCGTGCGCACGCCGAAGGAATCCTTGGCTGCGGGTGCTTTTTGTTCTTCTGCCGCAGTCTCTTTCAGCTGCGCAGCTGCGATGTTCTTTTTCCGCTCCGGGTTCATGACCGCCATTTTCCGAAAGGCCGCCGCAATATCCTCCACATTATCCCGGATTCCCAGCGCCAGCTCCTTTGCCATCTGTGAGGTCAGGTCCTTTACATCACTCATGGCCGCAAGGCCCTCTTCAGAAAATGTCCCCTCGATGATGCCCGCTACCGCCAACTTGGATGCCATCAGCTTCATAGCCTTTGCCTGCATGGTATCGGCGTAGTAGAGCATATATACCTCCACTCTGGGGGCGGTCTGATTGATCCGCCACGACCGGCGGGATGCCTGCCGCAGCGTAAAGAGGTTATAGCCCATGGAGTAGAAGATAATGGTGGTAAAGGCATTGAGGTCAAGGCCGGTTTCCACGCAGCGCGGGTTGGTAATGAGCACCTGCAAACCGTTCTTGACACGCTTGTTGACCCAGTCCTCCCGCTTATCCGTAGCGATCTGCGGCGTCAGGATCTCTGTCCGATAACCTTCCGAGCAAAGAAGCTTCTGGAGCTTTTTCTGTGAATCCGTGCGCGTCCAACTGGTATAGATGAGCACGCGCTCTCCGTTTGCCGCTTTCTGCCGCACCAGTTCCAATACCCGTTCCTCCTTGGGAAGCAGACGGGAAAAATCGCCGCAGTTCTTTGGCGTTACAATGGGCATTCCGTTTATGGGATGCACTACCTCCGCTTGATCGTAGGGCTGATCCGGGTAAACCGTCAGCAAATTGAGATAGGTGGACAGGATCTTCTGCGCCGCCTTCCGGTCTGTGCGCAGGACTTTCTGCAATTTGTGTTCCGCCTCTTTATAGGCCGTGCGTACATCCTCCGGCATCTCCAGCGGTACGGGGATCTCTTCGTAGTCCGGCAGGTCTTTGCCCATGTCGGAGAGGGAGAGAAATGCCGTGTATTCCAGCAGGAAACGGGAAAATACCAGCGGCGATACGCCGGGCAGCTGCTTTGACTTTGTTCTGCGCTTACTGGTGCGCCTATTGGAATTGTACTCCGCATCCTGTATCTCATAGGTATTTTCCACCACGCCGTACTCCGCATCGAAATCACCGGGGCTTTTGTAGCGTTTGCCATCCTTGAGCATCAACCCGGGAACAATGCGGTAGAGCAGGTGAAAAATGCCGGAGGAATAGCCGTTGATAAGCGTTGCCGTCATTCCGACAAAACACCTGGACGCGCCGTACAGCTCTGCCATGGCATCGCCCTGCCCGCTATTGTTGTTGTACTCGTGCAGCTCATCGCAGAGGAAGCCGTCGATGCGCCCGCGCAGCTTTTTCTTGATGTAGGTACTCAGGGGAAACCGCTGGTGCGCTCCGCGGATCGGATAGAATGCATCCGGATTTTGGGCGATCTCAGTGAGCTGATCGAGAACACGCTCGTTTTTGGTACGATGCAGATGTGCCTGCGCGCCGTAGCGGTAGACCCATCCGTATTCTCCGATCTTCACCCAGTCGATCCGTTTGTCCGGATTGACCGCGGACCATAGCGGCGTACCGCAATGGGGACAGGTGTGATTTTTCTTGTGCTCCTTCTGAAAAAAGAACTGGTCGGCCGGCACCGTATAGCGGCTGCCGTCCTCGCTGATCTCCATTTCAATCACACCGTCGCAGTCTGGGCAGAGAAACGCGCGTCTGCGTCGATTCCAACGCACGGCGGGGTAACGCATATAGCCATCCCGCGCCTGCTCCTTGGAAAAAACAGCAAATACACTTTTGTCGCCCTTCTCGTACATCGCATACAGACGGTTGAGATCCTGAATCGTGCGCACCACCATGCCGTAGGTATCCGGGAGCGTTTCTCCAATCTCCCGCACCCACTTTTGTGTGACATGGGAGGGACACATGACGATGCCAAAGGATTTCCTGCCGTCTTTCCTCTTCTGATCGGCCCACAGCCCGTGCAAAGCGCCAAGAGCAGTCGAACCGATCTTCGTTTTGCCACTACCGCATTCTGCGATAATGAGCGCCACACGCTTACGCGCAAGCTGCCGCTTGACGGCTTCTGCCACCGCAAGCTGCGCATCGTAGAGAGAATATCCCACACGGCTCATGATGCAATCGTTGATAGCGAGCACTTCATCGGAAAGCGGTTCCTTGGCAGGATCAAAAAGGGGCATGAACTGATTGCGGATACGGTCAGCTACGGTAACGCCAAAGGTATTGAGATAGCCTGTGACATTTTCCACATTCTCAAAAACGTCTGGCATATTGGGGACTGCCCCGGGGATCTGGATATCTCCGCTCTGCAAGCCCTGCTCCAGCACCTCCACCACATTCTGATCCTGCGGCTTCAGATCCAGCACCCATGTGTCCATCCGCTCTTTCAGGGAAATGACCTCCAGTTGCCGGAGATCTCCCCGTTGGCGCAAACTGCTGAGCACATAGTCCTGAAATTCCGGGATCAGCGGCGCTGCCGTTTTGTGATCCAGTTCCTCAAAGAGCCGCTTTTGATCCCTGGCAGGACAGAAGATGTAGCACCTGCGGGGCTGCAGCTCCATCTGCTCCGTATCTACGAGGTTTGTATCCTCGTCTTTTTCATGCTTGCCGCTTCTGTCATCCTCCTGTACGGTGTCCGCAGCCATCAATGTTGCCACGGCGTAGATCCCATCGTGCGTGATCTGCCGCTGATAACTTTTGAGGCTGCTTTGGAGCATTCGGGTCGTGTCGTTTTGGGCGGCTTCTATCGTCGCGCCGCCGTAGATGGCATCTGCCATTGCCCGCACCATTTCGGGGTAACCGCCGAAGCGGATGGCACTGATGATGCTGCCGTTTTGATCGTGGTCGAGCACTATCGTATCCGCATAGGCCGACAAGCGCACCTGTGCGGATGGGTCGTAGTAACTCAGTTCGATCAGCTTGCTATTGGACATTCATTGCCTGACTCCTTTCTTTTGACGAAACAAAAAAAGACCGCAATCACTCCTATGAGCAATTACGGTTTCATTCTCGTCCTTATTACATTTCAAGTCGTTTGAGTTCGACGGTACTCGCAAGGAGCATG